AAACCAACATTCTTTGGTGTTTCAGCAAGTGCCTTTGCTTTTGCCTCAGACCGTGCTTTTGTATCAGCCTTTTCCTTTTCATCAAGGAAGTTCTTATTGACAGGGCCGCCGGTGGCGAATCTTCCAGCGTTCAACGCATCAAATAATCCAGTTCCATACTTACTAACTGAATTTGCTTGAATGACGTACTCGCCATTGCTCAAACGTGCTGGAATAGAGTCAGACTTACTAGTTCCACGACCATTTACAGGTCCACCCGCAGCATATGCTTGGTTTTGTCCACTATTCCACAGTGCAAATTTTCCTTCACCATAATTATGCAACGCGTAGTTGATACCAGCATAAATGTTTTGATACGGATCTGTCATTCCGGCTGTCCAGTCCTGAGGGCCATAAGGACTACCAACATCCTTTTTTGACACAGCCCCAGGTGTCTTTGCCCAAGAATTAAACGTTCCGGCAATTGTTTGCATAAGCCCAAAGGAAGCATAGCCCTTCTGAGCATTTGAGTCAGTAGTGTTAACAGAGTTAGGATCTCCACCAGATTCTTGTTGTATCTGGGCCAAAATACCAGTAATATACCCTGAAGACAAGTTAAGTTCTGCAAGGACTTGTTGAACGATTCCAGCCCAACGAAGAACATTTGGATCAAATGGACCACCATTTGGATGACGCAATGAATTAACATCACCAGCAAATGGTGGAGGGGGCGCGCCATCATAAGGAATTAATCCAGTTCCTGCGGTTGGCGTTCTTGTCTGCAAATCCCACTTAGCAGGATTAGCACCGATTCGATTCGCCTTAAACATTTGGTCTAGACCACGACTATAGAATCCACCTTGCTTAGCGAACTCAATCAATCCACCAAGATGCATCCACGGTGGTGTACCTCCAGCCTCTCGTTGATTCAACGATGGCATATACTTCCACTCAAAGTGCAAATGGTCGGAACCTGCAACTCCAAGAACATCGCCAGCCTTTACGGTTGCCCCTGGCTGCACAGCAACAGAAGCAAGGTGAGCATATCTTGTTTGACCACCGTTCAAGTGTTCAATATCTACAGTGGAACCTGGACTGTATGAACCATTTTCAAATGGTCCGGCGTGTAATACATTACCGGAAGCGTAAGCAAATACTGTTTGTCCAGCATTACCAATGTCATTGACACCCCAGAATGGAAGTCCTGCCCAGCCTACAGCATGTGCATTCCCGCTTCCCTGATAGTACAAACCGTTATGACTTTGGTCGGCATTAATTGCAGCATGTGTAGCGCCTAGATCTTTTTGTGAACGTAAAATCATTGCTGCTTTTTGTTCTGGCGTCAGATTCTCTGTTCCATTGACACTAGCCGCTGACATAACCGCCGCCTTTGCGTCAATTGCTGCTTGAATTTTTTCCTGTGCTTGCTTATTCAATGCGTTGCTAACAGTTTCTCCAATAGCGCCAACAAGACCACCGTCAGCATATCTTTGGTATCTACCTTCGTTTACTTGATTTAAGAATCCAGTTCCATACCGAGCAACAGAACTTTGACGAATTACATATTCACCATTAGACAAACGGGCGGGGATAGAATCAGAAGTACCAGTTCCTGGTCCACTAATGTATCCACCATTAGCCTTTTTCAAAACATTTGCCTTCGCGGCATCACCTTCGGCAGTCTTTCCACTAGCGTAGGCTTCAACCATCTTAACCAGTTCACCATAGTTGATTGATGTGAAAGTATCGACAAGTGTTTGCCCAACCAGTTTAATATCTGCCACTGTCTGCGTTGACCACTGTTTCCATTGAGCAGTCATCGTATTGACAATCTTGGAATTTGCTTGTGCTAAACGAGTAAGGTTAATGACCTGCAATGCTATAGTGTATGCTTGATCTGCACGCATACGAGTTTCAATTATCTGAAACTGTGCAAACAATTTCTGCATCTGTAGCATCTGTGTATCAAATGATAGCGTCTTTTGGATCGACAGCAGTTGGTCTGAAGCAATGGCTTGTGCGTCCATTGTTACGCGCATTTCACCGATAGACATAATTACCGGAATGATTGCTTGTTCTAGTTTAGCGGTTAGTTCACCAATGACTTGATCAATGAGTCTAGAGAACATTCCTCCACCGATACCGCCGCCCTTTTTACCAGAACCACCAACACCAGCACCAACGGCAGCATTTCCGCTACCCATAACTCCTGCACCAACACCGGCACCAACTTCACCACCATCGGCAAATTTACCAGCATTGACGTGATCTAGGAATGCTTTACCATACTTGCCAACAGCCTTGGCCTTAACGACATATTCACCATTACTGAGCCATGCGGGAATTGAATCGGACGTTCCGGTGCCCGGTCCTGAAATATGTCCACCAGAAGCATTTCCATAGCCAGTACTTACAGTCCCATCTTGATTTAAGGTACTTTCCCAAGGATAACGTGATTGACGAGTATTTATCCAAGGAGTAGTGTCCAGTTTAGTAGAACCGCCAAAACTGTCTACAGCATATCCATTGGAACTCTGGTCACTATCGTATGACCCTCTTGCGTCAGAGAACGTGCTGCCGCCTGGTTTTAATCCAGAACCCGTGGGCAATTGAATATTTGCGAACGCCTGATCTGGCGACATTCCGAGAAGAACCTGTGCTACACCGTCTGCTAATTGTGACCACGGAGCATTCATAAAGTTATCAAAGATTCCCTTAACAATGTCTTTCCCAAGCCACGAAGCCTTACCTACCTGCTCTTCCATTTGTTGCCTAACGGTTGCAACAGGTAACTTAAGTAATGCAGCAATTGCTGTCATCTTTTCGTTCAAGTTCTTATAGTCAACATCGTTGTCAAGAATTGCGGTAATCTTTGCTGATGTCTGATCGTAACTATCTACGGCTGCTGTCTGTGCTGCGGCTGTTGCTGCCTGTTGAGCATCAAGTGCCGACTGATTCGCCTCTGTCTGTGCTGCTAATGCTTCTCTGCGCGATTCGATCATTGCAGAATCTGCTTCTTTTTGAGCGTCGAGTTGTTCTTGCATCGCGGTAGTCTTTGCGTCACGCTCTTCGGTTAATGCATCAATCTTTGCTTGGGCAGCGTCCTTAGCATTAGTATTTTGATCTTCACGGCCCCATGCATTCTGTTGACCTTCGATAGCCATCTTGGCACCAATGGCACCGAAAGTGTCGCCCTTGGCTACGGCCTTCATGTAGTTTAGTTGGAGTTCACGGAGAGTCTTGTTACGCTCATTGCGCTTTTCTTCGGCATCGAATGCTTTTTGACGAGCCTCTTCGGTTTTTTGAAGTGCCTCAATTTGATCGTCGTAGTACTTCTTGACATTCTCAATGTCTTTTTCGCGCGCCTTCTGGGCGGCTTCCATTGCCTTTTGATCATTGTCGAGAGCCTTCTGAGCCGCTTTTTGTTGATCCGCTGCGGCCTTTTGAGCATCCTTATTATCAGCGGCACCGGCTGCTGCAACATCTTCTGGATTGTTTGGGATCAACGCAAGTGCTGCTGTCTGAATTAATTGCTTTCCGGCTTGAATTCTTTGCTCTCTCACAATGATATCAAACGTTTGTTGATTTGGTGCCTCCTGCAAAGACCTCCAGTCAACCGCGAATCCTTTTACTTCCAGACGAGCAAGTTGAATAGAACTCGTATCAATGCTCGCTTGCCATTTGTTGTCTGATCCAACGCGCTGCCTTAAGCCGTCGAACTGGTGTGATACATTGCCTACGGCTGTTCCATAGGCTGCTAGTTCTTCCTTGTACTGGGGAAATTTTTGTTGGGCTGTTCTTAAAGCATTTTCAAATCCATCTATGCCACCGGCAGTTTTACCAATATCATCAATAATTTTAGTAAATGCGGTATCCATAGTAGCCGCCGCTGCGAGCGACATTGCGCTCGACGTAGACATTCCTTCGCCAGTGGTACGCAATAGGTCTGCTACTGCTTGCACCGCAACGGGCAACTTTGACAGCATTGCTTTTGCAGTTTCATCAGAAGTTGCGTAAAGAGCCTGTAAAGAATACCTAGTGCTTTCTCCAACAGAATCGTCTATTTCTTTACGTACCTTGCTGCTAGCATTAATGTAAGCCAATTTGACGCGTTCAATGTCTGCATCTCTCGGCAGGCCGAGTCTGTCACGCACATTGTAGTCATCTACTTTACTAATTTCTAGTCGTGCTTTATCTGCACCGCCAGTTATTATTTCCCTAATACTAGAACTAATATTATTTTTCTTATTACTAATTACTCCTGTATCAATTCCTGCCTGAAAGGCTTCCGCTGTTCTTGCTCCGTACTGTTTCCCTGCCTCTGCGTATGTTTTTACTAAGTCATCTCCGCGTAACTTTTCGTCATTCTTCAGCATCGAATCGACATTTTGTTGTGCTGACAATAGTGTCATCTTGAATGCTTGTTCTGGCTTAATGTTACTATCAAGACCCATACCTAATTTAAGAACTATATTTGCCTTACCGGCCTGGATAGCAATCTGATCCATGAATTCCTTGGCTTTCCTTGCGGGAACATTGTTGTTGATCAACTGTTGATACATAGTTTGTGCTGCATCAAGTGCTTGGGAATCGTCTAACTTCTTGAGTGCTTCGATCTGATCTTTCCCGTACTGATCCACCATTTTTTGCATCTCGGAGCCAAACTTAGGATCACTAGCGTATCCAGAAAATCCGGCCTGGGCTGTTAGAGTATTCTTCTTACCAGTTAAATCTTTATCCGGCGCTCCTAATGCCTTAAGTGCTTCTTGATTAAATCCGGCAGTGGCCTTATTAAATGCCACCGCCATATCTAGTACCGCCTTTGATGCATTCTTGGCGGCTTCATCCATTTTCCTCCAAATGCCAAATGTTACACCAAGGGCGGCACCAACAAATGATCCAATAACACCGGCCTGTCCTGGTAGCATTGACCCAAACATTGCGCCCATGCCACCCGCGCTTAAAGCAGAAGTAGCCATAGCGCCGCCGTCTGTACCCTTTTGCTGGGGAATCATCATGCCCATCATACCAGCGGCTCCCAAGGTAGCCGAACCCTTACGCATACGTGACTGGATCAAGGCATTACGCGCGGCTGCCTTTTCTGCGGCTACCTGCTTTTCTATTTCTGCGTTCTCTTGTGCCCTCAATAATGCTTCTTCTTCTTGTAAAGCAAGCACCTTCTTTGTCAACGCTGCCTTACTTGAAGTGAGTGCCGCTACCTCTTTTTCACGAACGAGTGTCTCGCCCTCGACTATAACATATTCTGATAGGATCTGATTAATCTTTTTGGTCAACTGTGACTTAGTTGCACCGTCCTTTAGTTCATTCCTTGCCTGATTCAAGATTTGATCGTGCAGTGCAGCATCAACTCCAGCCGCCGTCAATTGCTTCTGAGCAAATGCTCTCATTCCGGTAGCATATGCTGCCTGACCATTAGCATTTACCTTAATGCCAGCACTTCCTGGTGAACCTGCCAGACTAATCTTTGGTGCCGCCGCGTCCTGTAAGGTGGCTAACCTATTAGACGACGCTGCTAATCTTGCTTCGGCCTGAATAAGAGTTTCTGCCGATTGTGCGGCGGCGAGCAATGCGGTTTTTTCAGCGTTCGCACTGATTCCTAGTTTATCAAAAATCTGTCCGAGGGCAACCGTATCGTTGTTTAGTTTGGCCTGGTTGATGGACCAAAGATCTGCCCTAGAGACAATGTGCCCAGCCTGAGTCGTCTTGTCAAGAGTGTTAATTCTGGGGCCGTTCAGGTCTGTCGGTGCCATAGGAATTGCTTTGCGTAGATCCGCATTTCCACGATTCGACTTATCTTCAAGCAACATTGATCCGGCTCCAGAGATCATTGATCTCCATGCCCTTTGATGGTTGCCGGTTCCGACAGCGCCCAGTGCTGCTGCTTGCGCCATTACATTTGCAGCATACTGTTTTGTTGCCGAAGTGGCCGCTGCTACTTCATTACCCCACTTTGTCTGCATTTCGGTGCTATACATATATTTTTGCATTAACTTGTTCAGACTGTTTGCCGCATCTGTATCTGTGCGGGCCGCTACCATCAGCGTTTCCATTCGCTTCTTAGTCATCCCAGAGAACTGAGTAAGACCCTTGGGGTCTTGCATAATATCCTGAGACATCTTAATTGCGGCGAGTCTCTGTGGACCCAATGCTTGCATTGTGCCGATGTTCCACGATTCACCACCAGCGAGGTTGTTGGCTTTGGCACGCTGAGCAACCGTACCAGTAACAGCAGCATTTGCTCCTGTTTTCGGCATACCGAGTGCAGCACCAGTCATTGCGGCCATTGCACTTCCCGCTGCCAAGCCAACGCCAGGAAGTTTTTGCAAATCAACAATTACACGTTCCAGTGCGGTAGCCATCAGTGTCATCTGACCAGTTACCTTTTCAAATGGCTGTGTCATTGAATTAGCCATTGCTTTTGCGCCGGACATTTCTGCTGTCCATGCAGACCATCTACCACCCTTACCGGCAGCGAAGAATCCAGCAAGAGCGACCACGCCCTTAGCCAACGTTCCAAAGAAGTTCAATAGTACACCAGTGATCATAACTACCGGACCAACAAGTGCAGTAATAATCAAACCCCACTTAAGGAACTCCTTTGTTCCGTCTCCAAGACCAGAAATAGCCGACATAATTTTAGAAAAGAATCCAACGATGGCAGTCAGTGGTCCAGCAAAACCTTTACCAATTTCTGCCAGAGACATTTTCATTGAGTTGAGCGCGCGCTTGAATTTACCAGACGCAGATTCTGTTACTGTCGCGAGTTCTTGTGAAGAAATCTTTGCTAGATCTTCGACCTTCATTCCCATTAGTTCAAGAACCTTAATGGTCTGTGAGCCTTCTACACCGATGTTATTAAATAGCGCCGCCATTTTGTTGTACTGGAATCTTCCGAACATTTTGGTCATGGCTTCTGTTTTGTCGTTCTGACCAAGTTTACGGAACGCCGCACCGAATTCCGTAATCATTCCTACAAGATTGCCCTGATTCTTGTCTGCGATACCACGAATGCTGATGCCCATTTTTTCAAGGGTTTTTTGAGCATCGTTACTTGGTGCAATCATTGAAGCAAGACCAGACTTGAGTGCGTTAGCGCCCTCACCAGCAGCAACACCGCCCTCTCGCATAGCAGTCATGAACAGCGAAAGTTCTTTAATTCCGCCACCCAAGTTATGAATCGTTGCACCGGCGCGCGGAATTGCTTCGGTTAGGTCATTTAGACTCGTGCTGGTCTGGTTTTCTACCGCGTTCATAAAGTCGATAGACTGAGTGAGTTCAATTGTATTCTGCTTGAACGCTGACTGTAGAGCCAACGTTGATTTCATTGCTTGCTGACGCTCTACTTCACCAAGAATAGAAAGTCGAGTTGTTTCTCTGGTGGCATCTGTTAATGCCTTACCCTCTTTACCAGTAGCAGCAATATCCGCCATTATACCTAGAGTTTCTGTCGGAGCAGCACCCATGCTTTTAGCGAGTTCGGCAGCAAGTTTAGTCGCTTCTTCACGCACCATTTTTCCTTGCTCAACGAATTTCTCTCCAAAGTTGAGGCCAGAGCCATAAACTTTTTGAATCCTGACTAACTGCTGGTCCATCTTCATAAATGCGGCTGTCGCGGCACCCGCAAAAATAGCGATTGGCAGAGACAAACCGACCATCATCTGACGACCGGCCCACTGTGTATTCTTACCGAGATTAACCATCGACTCTGCGCCCTGATGTGCTACCTCACGGAAGATTCTCATGCGTTCTGTTGCAACGAGCGTTCTGGCAGGAATAGATCCTGGGCCGGTACCAAGGGCGCTTACTTGACTGGGAGTAAAGATGTCAGCGGTAATGTGACCCTTTGCATTTTTAGATATTCCACTGACAAGCGACTGTTGCAAACGAACCTGCTTTTGTGCGAGTTGAGTAATGGCTCCCTGCTCTTGTCGCCACTGTTTCATGGCATTGACAGACTCACCAAGTCCTAGTTTTCTTTTACTTAGTGTATCTCCGAGTTTTCCTGCCTCGGATCTAATTCTTACCTGATTTTGATAGAAGGCACCGCCCTGGGTTAGCGCATTAGCGAAACTAGTAGACGCCGCCTTGGAGTTTGTGGCAACCAATGCAGAGTTTGCGGCTTGGAGTCTTCCCACCGCATTTGTTGCTCGTGTTACGTCTTGAATGAATGGCTGAAAGTGACTCGTAACAGCAAAATTAATTGCAACGGTTTCCATTATTCTACCTCGTACAACAGACCATTATTGATGCCGAATCCGGCTTCTTCTGCTGCCCTTCCCTGCAACTCAACAACGTCATTGGCATCAGGATCTTTACCCGCCGCTTTTGCTTTGGCGCGTCGCTTGACCTCATTGAAATCACGTTCTTCCTTACTACCATTGTCGTCGAGGTCAATCCCTTGAATTGCGGCAAGGAATTTATGATCCCGATCCGTTTGTTCACGCTTGGCTTCTAGTGTTGCCAGAAGTTCCGGCATAGACAAGTTTTCTTCTAACTCTTCGTAATTTTTCCAGTGTCCTAGTGTAAACAATTCGGATTCAAGGGAGGCTAAGTCCAGAGTGGACCAGCCTACACCACCCCCGCCTCCGCTAATAAGTTTGGGTCTGCCATCTTAATACCACCGGCGATTTCAATAATCTTCCACATGGTAGGAACGTCTAGGGCTTCCTCAAGATTTTCGCGGTTGTTGGCAATGTCTGGTGCCTGCTTTTCAATTGCAACGCCACACGCCTTGACAAGAATGTCGAGGTTTTCAGTTTCGGATGCTTCTGGGTCCATTGACGCCATTACATCCATGAACTTACGGAGCAAACGGATGTTGAGAGGCTTTACGGTAACAACCGTCCCCTCTTGTAGTTCTACTTCTAGTGTGTCATAAATCTTGGTTGCCAATTTGTTTTATCCTCTCGTATTGGTAATTAGATTATATCAACACTATTTACAAATAGCAACACGACACACAAAAGCCCCGCCGAAGCGGGGCCATTGCGCTAATGCTTCTGACTATGCTGAAACGTCAACGATCTTGCCGTACGCCGAGTACGAAGATCCTACGTCTGGAAGCAGTCGGAATGTTACGGGGAATACTGTTGCCTCATTGCGCTTAAACGATTGAGAAGAAGCCTCAATGGAAATTGCTCGTGAAGCGAGGTATGCACGCTGCTTGGTGCTTACTCCACCTGGCGCTGGGCCAACGAACAACAGATGCCGCTCAATTGGAGCATCACCAAGTTCGCCTGGAGTAATGTAGATGTTACGATCATTGGCTCCACCGGCATTGTAAACGCCGATCTCCTGATCATCATCCCACACAACCAGAAGGTTTTCTAGTGTTGGCTCAGCGAGTGTTGTCTTGACCTGAACGGACATCTTCTGCTTGAAGAGCCGAGCAACGTCGAGCAACTGGTCAACCTCAACCTCACCGTAATCTGGTGAATAGGAAACCTCTACGCCTTCCTGCGTGAAGCCACAGTTCTTGAAGTAAACTCCATTGACTGCTGTACCCACGGTTGAGCCAGCGGGTAGGTTCTCTACCCAGTCGCGGTAGTTCTTTGGGGTACCGCTTGCTGCACCACGAATTCCCAGGAATGTTGCGTCTACTCCTGCGACAGTTGGTGTACCAGTACCAATGGCTACTGCTGCTGCACCGACAATAATATTACTTGTGCTATTTGTGCTTGTCATATTTTATTTTTCACCTCGCTCTCGTATAAAAAGATTTTGTATAACTGGCCGATTCCTCGTCACTGATAGTAACCGATTTGACTTTATGAAGCAAATCTTCCGTCGGAACCGACAGTGCGAGTGTAGTCATAGTCAATGCTCACCGACCCAACGAACCGGCCATCCTCTGACTTTGCACCGTCTGGTGCGTCCGATGAATTCAGGTAGCAGCACAAGAAGTTGATCGGTGAACTGGCCGGACTGGTATTGCTAAATGTATTGATGTCTCGTGCGGTAAGATCGTGTCGTCTGAATACGTCTACTAGTAGTGTTTGTAACTTGAGTACGTCAGCGTAGTTATTGGAATAAATATAGAATGTTGCTTCTTCTTTCATGATCCAATATGCTTCGCCGCCGCCGGTTCCTGTCGGAACATTTTCGTACACAATAAATGGTCCGGTCGTGGCATCATTTGTCTCTGGTGTTTGTTCTACTGGTACCACCGATACCGTTGAAGTAAACAAGTTGGCGGCGGTGATTTGCGACAACAAGTACTTACGAATATCTACGATTGCTGAACGTGAATAGTCAACGGCCATTATAGACCAGCCTCCTTTGATGCTGACTTTCCTATTGCTTTTGCTGCAGAATCGCTAGCGATACCTAAACGCAAACCTCTGTGTGCAGCCAATCTTCCAGCAACGGCCATACGCTTTGGCTGTCTAGCATAAATCTTGTTTGCCGTGACCAATGCTCGTTCTTGGAAAAACTGTTCGGCAGCCTTGGTTAAAGATCCGAATGTCTGATAGTTCTTGGTTCTGAGAACAATCAATGGTGTGGGCCTGTATGGTCCACCAAGAAATACCGTATTGCCAGAATACTTCTTGTGCTTTGCGCTCTTGTTGTTACTCAAGAATACGAGATACGCTCCATTCTTTGGTCTAATGTAAAGTGTTCTACCGTATTCAAATGCCATTGCTTTATTGGGGAATCTGTGCCTTTTCTTTGTACTGTATCCATCCCTAGCACCGCCCTTTGTTACTGTCGGTGGCACCATCATTTTTGATGGGTAGTATCTCAGGTTCATACGCATCGTAGATCTGTACTGCTGATTGTCTACCAGTAGGTTGAACAGTTTGTACGGCGTTTCACCAATATGGTTGGGTTCATAGACATGGTGGAACGCTTTATGATTAGCCGCCGCCCGTATATTGATACGATGAATAAATTGTCTCTGTAAACTCCATGCCACCTGTTCCTGCATACGAGCAACTTGTTGTGCCTCGGTCAGTGTGAATCCGATAGCGTACATCACGTTGGCAATACTCTGACTCGCGTCTGCTAGATTGCTGCGCACCATTCCTCTTTGTGCATAAAACTTTTGTGATCTAATTACGTTAGCGGAACGTAACTTCATGTTCTCTGCTTCTAGGCTACCCACCAAGGTTCTGCACCTCAGACCGGCTCAAAAATACTTCATATTCAACGAACTGTCCGAATCCGTCCGTGATAGGATCAATTCCTACCACGTCAAAGATTGTTGATTCTGTGTCTGATTCTTTCCATAGGTCTTTACTATTGATGTCTAATATTCCTGCTACACGATCACCGCGTTCAATTTCCGCACGCGTTTTTAGAATGATAGACTCATTGGTACGGTACGTATTACCGGACCATTCTTCGTTTGGTTTACCTAGGTATAGGTACGCGCGAGAGGCTTGACAAGCAATGACTGATAGCAATGACCATTCGCGCTGTGTCTGACCAGTGTCATCTACTGTTTTTGTCTGGCGATAGATTTCGGCGGTGTTAGTGTAACGAGAACCTGTTATACATCCGTACACGTTAAAGCACCAAGAATGCTTGTATGACGTAGGGGTCGAGTAACTTGTCTACGTAGAAGTTTCCCGTGCCAGTGAATGATCGTGAGTCGAATGTGATTTCTGAGTCCCGCGTCAATTTAATCTTCTCAATGTAACGCTTGCGCCACTTGGACTCTCCACAGAACCAGTCATCGACGAGTAACTTGTGGGCGTCCTTAATGTTTGATGGTACCGATTGCCAACCAAACCATCCAGTAATCTTGTAGTGCTCATTGTTGTGGAATCTACCAGAACCTGGAACAAACTCGGTGTCTGGAATCACGATGACATCCGTTTCTTCAACGATACGAATTGCGCGGGCGGTGGGGCTAATACTAATGCTGATCACATTGTCGTCCAATGCACTATCATAGATCACCGTCGAATCGTGTGAAATATCATTGATCGCACTAATACGACTATTGAGTGTCAGAGTGTCTTGTCCGTTGCCGTCTTTCCACATCTCCGCATACCACAAACCGAACTTCTGACCAGTGTATTCTTCGATCAGAGCCTTTGCAAATCGTGCGGCTTCCTGAATATCTTCATCGGTAGCATCGGCGGTGGAAGGTAGTGATTTAAGATCATCTAGTGTAGAGTATGCTGTTACTACTGAATACTCGTGCGTCTGTGTTTCAGGTATACCGCCCAAATCGTATTCCCACGTAACAATTAGATCACGCTCAATGCTAATGTCACTATTGATCAGACCAATTGTGTAGACTCCCGTATCTACTTTGGTGACCGTTGGGTTACGATCAATTGGACTGACTTCTAGTGTTGATTCTAAATTGGCTACGGGCAAAGCATCAGCATCAGTTAACACCGACCCAACCTTTACGTATAGATAAAGATCCTGAGTCTCATTACGATAGATGTCCATGCAATTATTGTATCACGCTAGCGATTATGAGTAAAAATTACGCGCTTCGCTAGGTGTTGCAATTCTGAATCCTCTCTCAGCATCAAAGATTGCCTGTGCGTCATCCTCTGGCATAGCAACGAATGGGTGCTTGCTAGTGAACGTGTAGGAGTTAACCTCGTATAGTGGATTGGCGCGGTCCATCTTGACAAGAATTAGATTCTCACCAGCCGCCGGACCTGTCTGCTTCTTCTGGTAGAACGTCTCAATCTCCGTATCTACTGGACGCTCAGAACTGGATACGTTGTTATAAATGTCCCACGTTACGCCCTCTTCCGCAAGGTGCGCAATAATGTCTGCCTTGTTCTTTGCCTTACCAAGATCGACACCGAAACTCTCCGCGATGTCACGTAGTTCGTTGACCTTCATTGTTGAAAAACTCATTTTCTTCCTCTCGTGTGTGATAACGATTGGCCCCGCCCCAATGTCAAGATAGACGGGGCCAACCTATTCAGTTATGCCAACAGTATATCATGAATTACTGATTAATGCATTTAATGGCAAAGAAGCGGTCCACCTCTCGAATGTCAATGTTATCGGCGGGATTTAAACGAAGTGCTGCTTCTCCCAATTTACTTGCCTTATACGCAGTACACAAATCATCCTGCGTTCGTTCGGACAGTAAATCCCACCGCCAATTTAGTTCTTGGTACGGACCTTGTGTGGGTGTTGCCGTCACTGTGACTGCTGGAGTCGGTGCTCCAGAACATGCGGCTAACACAAATACTAATGGTGCAAATACGTATTTCATTAGATAAGTGTATCACATCTTTCTATATCTACCGTTTTTAGGAGTAACAATAGCATCTTCCGCAGGCCAGTTGTCTTTGAGTCGTGCGTGCAGTGTACGTTTCTCAATTGTGCATCGTGGATCATCAGCCCAACCGGCTAGTGATTTTGATTCTCCGAAGGCGGTGATTTGTGGAGCGGCGGCACGCTGGGTATTAGAAGTTTTAGCATATCTATCTTTTCCGAAATCTTTCGACATTGCTTCTTCAACCGAATACCCCCGGCGAACTCTCATGTATAGCTTTTCAAATGAATCGCAATAATTTCTGTCGTCATCAAACCAGGCAGAGATATTCTTACTTTCACCAAATGCTTCATATTTTTGCTTATTTGTATTTGATAAATAATTATTGACTGTGGCTGGGCGCCGACCATTATTTTTTACTAATGTAGTAATTGCTTCCTCTGAATTCCATCCTGCTTTTATTCGACCACGCAGGGTTCTCCACTCATTAATTACACAACGAGGATCTTCAATCCACTCGGAGCATGTTTTTGCTTCACCAAATGCAGTCACAAACATTGTGTTCCTGCGATTGCGATTATTTGTTTTGGCATCTACAATTCGACAATTTGATTCGCTATAGGGACCATCGTTATCAATCCTATCTACTTGTCCACCTTCAAACCAGTTTTCTTTGTACCAGTTAAAGAACGCTGTGGGATTATTTATCCATTCTTTATCTACAGTGATACCTCTTTCTCCATAATTGTAATAATTCTTATCTAAACTATTAAAGCATCTTTCCAACATATGACTATATGTGCGAGAAGCCCTTACGTTGAGCACCTTATCTCCTAAAATACTATTGGGAGGGCAAGTTTCCTTGCCCTCCCTTTAGTATAACAAAGATTGATTACTTTGTCAAGTTACAGATCAAGAACTGACCTTAATATTTTTACATACCACGTAACTATCCAAATTCTCAACCTGGCAGCCAACGCGAGTGAATACTGTGTACTCAATCGTGTCCTTCTTTGGCTTGTACTCACGATGCACAACGATGTCACGCTTGATGCCAACAATCCGGTTATTGGGGAATGTTAGATCGACGCGGCCATGCTCACCAGCGGCACCAGAGTATGTACCATCAAGATCCTCCTTGAATAGAGGAACCTCAACGATTGGTACTCCGAATGCGTATGGGTACTGTCCACCGGCGCTTCCCTGTGGTCCAGATGGATTACCCTGGATAATACCAGAGGCAATGTCATCAGGAGTTCCACCAAGTCCAATTGTTGTCAGGTTGTATAGGTAATCCTGAATTAGATTGGAGCCTGTGTAGAAGCGTAGTTGGTTCCGACGCTGCTTGTAGATACGTGGAAGTGCCTTAAGAGCAGCATTGAACGTAGCCTTTGAAACTACGGCACCACCTCCCTCAACTACACGTCCACCGGCAAGGGCTAGGGTATGGAACCCGTCAAATGCCTTGTATAGTGGATCGCTTGTGAGAGTAGTGTCACCATTGATCAAAAGATCTTCAATGTCGTTACCAGCCTGAGTTGCCATAAGACGTGCAATGTGATCCTCAAGAGCATCGCCCTCGATGTTATCCTCCAAGGACTCTGTTGACAGTTCCCAGTCTAGTCGCAACTTCTTGGTTGTCAGAGAGATCTTAGTGAATGTAGCATCACTGTTTACACCAGTGTCAACTGCTTCGGTTGCGAGACGCACCAGTTTCTGACCAACACCGATCTTGTCGATGTCAACCGTATCGGACTTCATCCGAATGGTACGAGCGTCCTTAGCAATAACTGTGGCGTCCCAGATGTAGTCAATAAATCGGCTGGCTTGTTCGGGGTGGAGCAAACCACCACCATCTGCACCAACCTCAGTAGTGCGTACTACCTTTTCTAGAATATCTTCGCTCATTTGTTTATTTCACCTCTCTTTCTATTTTGTATTTTTCACTTCAGAGTTCTTCGGTAGTGAGGAACGAGCCAGCCCACAAACTCTTTTTGATTTGATCTGATTCACGGCCAAGTTCACCAGACTTCTTGATTGCAGTCTCACTTTCTACAGCATCAATGCGCTTTGCTACCCCGCCGAATTCCTCGACGGCTGTTGCAAGTTCACCTTTGAGTGTAGTAATTGTGGACTCCAAAGATTCAATTTTGCTGTCGAACGCCTCAGTCGCTTTGGCAACTGCGGAGTCAACGGCTTCAGACGCGGCCAACACTGCCTTTTCGGAAATTCCTCCGACAGCCTCGGTCATAAATGTCTTAAGATCTGCGATGAGTGCGGCGGTATCAAGAGTTTCTGGGGCATCCTCTACTACGGAGTCCTCAGACTTTTCTACCTCTTCGGTAACTACCTCTTCGATCTGCTCAGCAGATCCCTCTACCGACTTCTCAACTTCATCAACTACAACTTCTTCTGTTTCCTTTGTCATATCAACACCTCCTTTGCTAATGCTCTCCTGTACGGGAGCAACAGAAGTACCACTAGCAAGTTTGCTAATGTGGGAATTGACCACATGCCGCATTTTTTCTGTTCTGTCGGCATCGGATTCAATCCAACCAATATTCTCCATCGGCTTTTCACAAGAAAAGCACCCTGGAGCAGTCTCGTTTTTACTGAGTACGGCGACTTGATCGTCACCACACCAGTAAACATTTTCTGTCTCAACATTCACGGCGATACCGCTGGCAACATCGTCACCATCGGCCACCTTTTGAATGGAAACCACATTAGCCAGTTGATTCGCTGGGTTGTCTACTAAACTAAGTTCGTGCAAGTCCATTGACTTGATTACTCGTACTAAGGTGTCTGATGTATTATCGTATACGTCTTCCGCATCGTTAATACTACCGCCGATTGAAAAACCGGTGAGTGTACCATCTAATACCTTTTCCCAAGTATCCTGAGCGCCCGTGCTGACATAGGCAGTAACGTAAACGCCCACGTAGGTCTTATTGGTTTCTGTGTCATATAGCGGTTGCTGCCAGAATGACACCACCTTGCCTACGGCGATAGGCTGATGCATTTCGCGGATATTTCCACGGAAACGATCAAATGCTTCTGATGCAGCCTCAGCCGTAACTACATCACCCTGCGTATCCAAATTGTCTACGGAGGCATAACCTGACAC